GTTCGTCCTTACCCTTGATCCGCACCACGGTCGGCTGGTCGTAGACGACGCGAATGAGCTGAATCAACTGGCGCCCGGCCGAGCAGAGCGCGAAGCGGAGGTTGTCGAGATAGTGCGAGCTGCCGAGTTCGTCCTGTTTTTGGCGCGCGAGGATGGCTTTACCCGACTCCTGCGGTCCGCGCTCGCCGAGCGAGGCGTCGCGGAACCCGGCCGTGGTTTTATAGTCTTCATCGCTCTGGTGAATCGCGACCACGATGCCCTGGAGGTTGGTCTCCATCGGCACGCGTTGCGGAATCGGCGCGGGCTTGCCGTCGATGTCCACGGGTTCGACTTCCAGAAAGGCGTGAGGCTGGATATTGGCCGTCTCCCACGCCTTGCGCATCTTGCTGTCGGGCGCGCCGAACTGGCCCCGGTAGCCGACAATGGGCGCCTTCTGCCCCAACCCGACCGCTTCCACCAGCGCGCTCACTTCGACGTTGTAAATGCGCGCGGATTCCTTCGAGTCGCGGATGACGCCGCGATAGTCCTTCTCGCCGTCGACTTCGAGTTCGTCGCCGTAGACCGGGACGAACGGGTGCATGTCGCCTTTCCAGATCGTCTCCTCGTGGATGGTGACGGCGTCGATCTTCCGCCACACCATCTGCTTTTCCTGCACCCAGCGGCTCTTGGTGACGCGCAGCCCGAGCGCCTTGTAGGCGGCCTCTTCGCCTGGGGTCGGGTAGTCGCAGACGGTGCCATCGGAGAGCTGGGCGATCTGTTTGCGCGGCCCTTTGTTCTCGCGCGAGAAGTATTCGGCGTAGCGGATCTTGCCGTTGGGGAACCAGTCGCCGGTTTCGGCGCCTTCGACATCGAAGCCTTCGAGCGAGGCCGGCGTCGGCGGGTCTTTCTTGCCGGTCAGCTCCTTCCACGTCTCGGCGTCGACGTCGGTGACCTTGAACGCGTACTCGGCGTCGTAGGTATCGGGCTCGACGGCGGCCGGGTCGATGAAGATGGAGAGCGGGTTGCGCTCCATCTTGATCTTGATGACCTGACTGAAGGAGTCGTCGTCGGCATACTCGGTGATGAGGCGGAAGAACCCCAGCCCGATCTCGGCCTGCTTCTCACTGGCGCGCGCGTAGGCGCGGTCCGCGAAACTGGTCGATTCGATGTTGTGGATGATGCCCTGGAGGACCTCGGCGGTTTTGACGTCGCTCTTGTCGTCGACCGGGTTGACCACGATGCGCAGATGCGCCGAGCGCGCCTGATTGGTGACTTGGCGGACAAAGCCCGGCGCGCGGTTGATGGTGAGACACGGCCGATCGGTCGCCTTGCGCTTCTCCTGGATACCCTCGTTCCATTGGTAGCTGCGGTCGCCCCAGGTGCCGGCGCGGAAGCGGGTATCGTCCTGCGCCTGCTGGCGGAAGTGCGCGTAGGCGTCCTCGCAGGTGCGGAAGCGTTTGCGCGCGAGCGCGAGCACTTCTTCGTCGGCCTTCTTCTTGGCCTTCTTCTCCGCCGACATCTCCTCGGTCGTCAACGAGAGCGTCTCGACGCTGGATTCGCCGGGGAGCGTGGAGGGCGCGGCCATCAGGCGTTCATCCAGCCGAAGCCGTCCCACGCGCGGCCGGCGAAGCGTTCCATCGGGTCAGGCACGTGGACAGCGGGCTTCTGCGCGAGCCACAGCTCGCCGCTGGCGTGCGCGTAGCGGCCGGCATCGAGCGCGTGGTCGTTCTTCTTGATGATTTCGCCGCGTTCGTTGCGCCGATAGAGCCGGCGCTCGGCGAGCCAGTTCGGGCAGCGGTGCCGCATGATCTTGAGCAGGCCGCTAGAGAGCGCCATCAGCATGTCGTAGATGCCGGTCTCGACCGCGTTGGCGGCGACGCCCAGCATCCGCGCGCCGATCATCGGGTCCTCCTCGCCGTAGATCGCCGTGCGATAGAGCTTGATCAGCTTTTTGCCGTCGGCCTGCGAGCGCCCGCGCGCGGCGGGGTCGATGCGGCCCGGAATCCAGAGGCCGCGTTTGCGGATGGCGGCGCCGTGGACGGTGGGGTCGGCTTCGCCGCGATAGTGCTCGTCGTAGAGGTACTTCACGCCGGTGTCGGGGTTTTTCGCGAGCCAGATCGCGGCGGTGCGGTTCCAGCCGACGTCCAAGCCGTAGCCGCGCGGCCAGTGATCGGGAATCGCGAAGGCGTCGACCAGGATGTCCTCTTCGGGAATCGGGTAGATGACGCCCGCGCCGAGCTGCGGGATGCCTTTGGTGCGCGCGTCCTTCTGGTAGTCGGGAATCGACGCGTACAGCTCGGCCTTCGCCTCGGCGGTGAGGTGCGGCGCGTTGTTGTCCCAATCGGCCGTGACGATGAAGCGCGCCATATCAGACCACGCGCCACGGGATCGTCTCCCGGAGGTACTGGAACATCAGGCGCAGCTCGTCTTTCGTGAAGACGATCCGGGGTTCCTCGCGACTGAACTCGCGCCGCGCCAGCGGCTCGAACCGGCGGAACCCGAGGCGGACAACATGCACCAGGAGCTGTTTGTCCATCGACGCGACCAGCGACTTGGCCGCCTGCAGCGCCCACTGATCGCGCGTTTGCCCGTAGAGGGTCTGCACTACGGCGCTCCGAGGAGGTTGACCCACACGACGTGAGTGTTTTTGCGCATGTCGAACGCGACGGTGAGGCGCAGCGCGACAAACGAGTTGTCGACCTGCACGCCGTCGCCCAGCGGGACGCTGGTCGGAATGGCGAGGATGCCGAGAAAGCGCAGATGCGCGCTCACGACCGCATCGGCGAGCCCGGTACTCACGGCGTCAACCAGCGCGCGACTGTAGACCAGCCGACCTTTGCGCCGATCGATGTCGGTGTGCGCGTAGAGGCTCGTGGTGAACTGGCTGCTGAAAGTGGCGCCGGTGAACGCGGTGCCGACGCCCGCGCCGCGCGGCCCCACGACCAGCGTCGTGTCGCACAGGCGCGCGGTGAGCGCGGTGCGGATGGCGACCGCGAGCTGGCGCGGCGTGCCGAGGATCGGTTGGCCGTCGGGCTCGATCCAGTCGACGACGCGCGGCGTCTCCTCGCCCACCGGCGCGGCCATGCTGTGCGCGCCGATCGTCACCTGATGCAGGGTCGCCACGGCCGTCATGCCGCTTCTTCGCCGAAGATCCCGAGTTTCGCGTTGACGATGGCGCCCTCGGCGTCGCACATCTCGGCGGTTTCGAGGTACTGCTGGAGAAACGGCGTGTAGCCACGCAGCGGGGTGAGCGTGACCATCAGCACGCCGTCGGTCGTGGCGGTACGAAGCAGGCATTCGGTGTAGATGTCGCCGTTGCCCGACGGCGTGCCGCCGCCCGACACGGTCTCCTGGGAATCGGGCGGTTCCTCGTCGAGCCAGACGCCGCCACTGAGCGACGTGCCCTGAAACGAGAGCCGACCCTGGTCATAGCTCTTGAACTGCACGGTGGAGGTCATCGGCGCGCCGTGCTGGCGCTCGTTGTGCCGAATCCAGACGGTGTCCAGGGCGTCGGCGATGCCGCTTTTGAGCGTGCGGTCGAGAATGCGATGCGCCGGGACCATCCCGTCGTAGATGCCGCTGCGAATCCCCTCGCGTGGCCCGAACAGCTCGTACTGGATGATGTCGCGCGTGGTTTCGCGCGTGTCGCCCGCGCACCACCAGCTCGTCGCGCCGGGAAAGCGTCGACCCGGCCACCACGGGTAGTACTCGCCGGTGGCGTGCGCGGCGATCTCGAAGCTGGCGCTCACGGTTTTGCTCGTGCGGTTGGCGGCGAGGAAGAGGCGTTCGCGCACTTTCGCGCCGGCCGCCCAGAACTGCAGCGAGCGCGGATACAGCTCGCGGCGCAGCGGGCCGGTGTCGGGAAAATAGGTCCGGTATTTGTAGGTGGCGCGCCGGCCCAGGACGTTGGCGATGATTTTGAGTTCGCCCACCTGCTCCGGCGTCACTGGACCGACTCCGGGTCGGCAACCGGGACGTCGAGCACGAGGCCGCCGGCATGTTCGCCGAGCAGCACTTTGAGCCGTTCGATGAGGTCCTCGTCCGGCGCGGTCTCGTAGACCTTCTGCAACCGCGCGGTGACGTCGATCTTGTCGTTGAGAATCCCGAGGTGCCGACAGAGCAGCGTCAGCGCGGCGGTTTTCTCACTCATGCGGACTTTGTGGACGTATTCGAGCACCGGCTCGCCCTGCGCATCAGTGGCGGGGCGTTCGACGATGTCGATCGAGGCGATGGTGGCGGCGGTGTCGTCGTCCAGCTCGCTGGGGTTCTTGAGATGGCCCTGTTCGTCGAAGATGTTGCGGATGTCGGCGAAGGCGAGGCGGGCGATTTCCTTGAGGACCCGATCCTGGGAGACTTCGATGCGCTTGGCGCGGCGAGCCTGCTCGTCGGCGATGGCGGCCTGCACGTGCGGGAGCTGCATCAGCTCCTCACCGACCGCGTGCGCGTTCTTGGTGGCGTAGCCGGCAGCGACAGCCGCCTTCTGGACGTGCAGCGTCTTGAGGTACGCCTCCACGAAGCGCGCTTGGCGCTCAGTGAGGAGCTTGAGGGGGCGCGTGGGCATCGGCCCCGTCAGCGTGCGACCGTTGCGTGCGCGAATACTAGAGGGTGCCGGCGGTTTACCTCGGTTTACCTCGGTTCACGCTGGTTTTTCCGCGTGGCGTTCAGCGAGCTGCGCCACACGCGCCAGTGGCCGCTCGGCAACTGGATACACTGGAGCAACCCGCACCGGCAGTATTTTTTGATCGTCCACGTCGAGACGCCGAGCACGTGCGCGGCGGCGTCGATCCGGACGAGGTCATCATCGGCGGCGGGCTGCGGGGTCACGGCTGCTCCGTCACCGCGATCACGGTCACGGCGGCTTGCACCTCGAACACCATGCCGCCTTCCTGTTCGGCGTAGGTCGCGGCGGCAATCGCGGTGTCGGCCGGGTCCTCGCTCGGGCCGAACCAGCGGACGCGGTCGCCGCCGACGACGTTGACGACGAGGTAGAAGGTGAGCGGCTGATGCGTGCCGACCAGCGCCTTGGCGGCGGCGCGTTCTTCCTCGCAGAGCGCCTCGTCGGTGTCGGCTTCACACGTGCCGTCGTCGTCGTGGAACCCGCTCTCCTCGCCGCACACCGGGCAGGCGCCGACCATCCCGCTCTCGACCCAGGTGGTGTGTTCCGCTGTTTGTAGTTCACGCCAAGTAGTCATTCCGCGTCCTCCTGAAACGTATCGCGATAGAGTTGCCGATCGCCCGCCGCGCACGGGCAGCGCCAATGCTCCTGCCCCTCTAGACTCCAGAACAGGTCGAGCGCCTGAAGGAGCTTGCCCGGCGGCGCGCGCTCGACCAGCGCCTGGATCACGGTGAGCGCGTCGATCTTGCGCTGCCGTCGATGCCACCAGCGGCTCCACCAGGGGCATGTCATCCGAGTTCTCGCGCCAGATTCCGCGCCTGTTCCCGCTTCCACGCCAGCATCTCCCACGCGCGCCGACTCACCCGCTCGGGACACAGGCCGGTCGCCAACAGCTCGACCTCCGCGTCATCGAGCAGCAACCAGTACTCGGTCTCCCCCTTCGGCACGGTGACGGTCTCGTCGCGCACCGCGTCGGGGACGGCCGCCGCGTGCCGCGTCATGGCGCGATCTCGATGCCGGCTAAGGCCCGAATCGCCTCGATGAGGCGGCCGTGACGCGGCATCGCCGCGATTGCCCGCGCGAGCCGGCGCTGCTCATAGTCGTTGATCATCGTGTAGAGATCGCGCCAGTCCTCGATCGTCGGCGGTTGTGCCCGCAGCCGGTCGAGTTCCCGGACCACCTCGCGCAGGGTCATCATCGGTGCCGGATGCGGCTGATCAGACCGCAACGGAGTTACCGGCTCCGCCGTACCTGCTCCGGCGACAGGCGCGGGACTCGAACCCGCAGGCTTCTTGGTCATGGGACGTGTCGCCATTTTTTGTCGTTGGTCTCGTCGCACCAGTTCTGCTGAAACAGCAGACACCCGCCGGTCGGCCCCTCGCGCAACAGCGCCACGTCCGGGACCGGCTTGCTGATGGAGAAGAAATTCCCGTGGACCATCGTCAAGCCGTCCTCTTCCCGACTGGCTGCGAGCACGACGTCGGCCCACGACTGGTTCGCGTAGAACGGCACGTGCAAGCGCGGCACCTGGACGAACTTCATCAGCCGAAACGGCGGCTCCTTTTTTTCCGGCATCGGTTTCGTCATACCTAATACCTCTCGATTCGCTCCTCCGGGAGGCGGGGCGTGATGGCCTTCACGGCGATCACCCGCTTCTTCCCATCCATGAGCGTCACCTCGATCAAACTCCGCTGCGGCGTCGCGTGCAGAAACACCGCTGGCACTTTCCGCTGGAAGCCGTAGCCGCCGCGACACGTCTGGAGATACCAGACCAGATCGCCGTGCTGGAACGCCGGCATCACTCGTCCTCCCACAACTTCGGCTGCTGCTCGTAGACCGTCTTCCTCTTCGGCTTCTCGGTGTCGAGATACTCCCGCCCGCACACCGTGCAGACCAGGAACACCACGACCACCGGGTCAATCGCGTCGAGGACCTCACGCACCCGCCGCAACGGCGCGCCGTCGATCGTGCAGGTCATCGTCGCGACCCCCATCAATGCACCTCGCGTCGCTGCGTCCGCGTCGGTCGATTCTCGTTGCTCTGTGCCTCCGCCACCGCGCGGTTGAAGGACCGCACCATCCCCGCGTAGACGCCGCGCGCGTCATCGCTACTCTCGGCTACGATCGAGATGAACCACGCCGCGTGGTCGATCAAGGTCAACGCAATCACCTGCGCCACGCACCCGACGCACTTCTGCTCGCGCTCGCATTTGGTCGCCGCGCCGGCCAGCGCCGCCTTGATCTCGGCGCTGATGTCCTCCATCCACGCCAGTTTCTCGTCGTCGTCCAGGTGCGCCATCTCCCCCTCCTACGCCGCTGGGTCCGGCTTCCGCTGCTCCGTCGTCACATCACTCGACTCGGTAATCGTCCAGTCGCCCGCGCCCGGCTTGGGCTCGGTCGCCTGCACCTCTTCCACAATCGCCCGCGCCGCCTCGACCGAGGTTTTCCGCAGCCAGTCCGCGTCCGCCTTCGGGTCGTCCTTGGTCACGACCATCATCCCCGCCGCGATCGTCGCCGCCATCAGCGCCACCGTCTCGTCGTAGTCCCCTCTCACTGGCCCCTCCCCTTCGTCGCTTCCATTTCAGTTTCCGGTTCCGCATCCGCCACGCCTTCCACCGCTCGTCATCTAACCCGTCGTAAATGCTGTAGTCGCGCGCGATCGACCCCGCCACGTCGATGCGCTGAA